ATTGAGTATTGGAACAGTGTTAAACCGTTTAATGGATTTATGTCAGCGTTTAGATATGCAATGACGATTATCATTGACAAAATCTATGTTGTTGAACAGCGTGCTAGAACACGTGAAGCAGAAGAAAGAAAAATGGCAGTGCACTTGAAGAGAGTTGAAGTGGAAGAGCAGATATTCGAAGATACGAATTATAAGAAACCTTCCAAATCAAATGCAGATATTACGGACTTCCTAGACGATTAAGAAAGGTTGATGTGAATGGCACAAGATAATACTAAAGAAATAGTTGTACAAGAAATGAAGAAGATTAATAAGAATGCTCAAATTAATGAAGCCTACTTTGTGGGGCTTCTATGGGCAGACCCATTTAATAACTTTGCAGAATATAATGATACAGTTAATCAAGATGAATTTGTACATAATGTGTGGTCATTCTATTTTGAATTAGGTCGAAAGATGTATAAAGAATCTATTCGAACATTCGATAGAATCACAGTTGCTACAAAAGTAAAAGAGTACAACTTGATAGAGGAATTTGATGAGTTTGGTGGAATGGATACGATTGAGGATGCAGTAGATATCGTAAAAGATAACCCAGACAATATCGAATACTACTATGAGACTGTCAAGAAAAACTATGTCATTAGACAGTTATATTTACTCTTTGGAAATAAAGTTTTAATCAAGAAGGGTAAATATGATTTCGACAAAATGACAAGTGAACAGCTTGGAGCGTATTGGGATGACAAGATGAATGTAATCCGTCTTAATAACGTTAACCGATATGAAGCCGAGAACTTATACATAGACCCAGAAGAGTTTATCAGAAAGCTAGAAGAAGAGTCAGCAGAGATGCTACCATTCTATAAGAGTAAACTTCTTAACAGCATTACGCAAGGTGTGGCACGTGGTCACGTAAATATGTTTGGTGGTTTCGGTGGTACTGGTAAGTCATCTATCACAGCAGAGAAGATTGTTATGAGCTGTATTGAAAATAGAGAGAAAGCAATCGTAGTGCTGAATGAGGAAGATGCACAGACATTCCGACAAAAAATCATCTTGACACTTTTATGGCATGAGTTTAATGAACACCTTGACCGTAAACGTATGGTAAATGGTAAACTTCGTGAAGAGGATAAAGAGAAAATCCGTAAAGCCATGAAGCGTATGAATGAGTTAATGGATGAAAAAGAAGGATTAATCAAAGTTATCTTCATGGAAAAATATGTAATCAAAGACCTTGAAAAGATTGTACGTTTCTGGGCGAATCGTGGATACATAAACTTAGTGATTGATACACATAAGGTATCTGATGAATCTAAATTCGAACAACGTTGGCAGACATTCGTAGAGGACATGAAGGTAATCTACCGCATGACTCGTAAGAATGCAGGTGGCTTAAATCTTAGAACATGGGTTACATTCCAGTTAGCTGATAGTGCAGTAAGAAACCGTTTCTTAGACTATGAAGCAATCGGTGAAGGTAAAGCATCTAAGAACGAAGCATCTGTTGTTATGATGTTTAGAAAGGCTTGGAGCGATGAATATAAGGGTGGAAATAAAGCATTACAATGCTACAGATTGAAGAAGCTACCAGACGGCTCATATGATAAAGATTGGTTTCAGTTAGACCCAGACAAGCAGTATTACTTACTGTTTACGCCTAAGAATCGTTTCGGTCAATCGAACGATACAGGATTGCCAGTTTTAATCATTGAACCATATTTCCAAAGTAATACGTTTGCGGAAATTGGTTGGACATTTGTAGCGAATGATAATTCGAAGAGATAGGTGATTACATATGTCTGAATTGCAAGATATCAAGATTAGAATTTTAGAAGAGGATAAAGTGTATGATATCTTGGAAGCTCTGGAATGCGAACACATAAGGACAGAGGGTGGTGCACGTGTCACTGCCCAACTTCCAGAACGATTCTATAGTGGAAACAGACGAAGCGTTCAAGTGAAGTTGCAAGAATCCTTATCTTCCAGTATCCGAAACAAGAAGTTTAGTGGTGATATCTATTACCTTGTATCATACATCCTTCACAATAAACGTGGAGAAGAAGAGTTGAAGAATGATTTGAGCAATGCAAAGCAATTCATATGTGAGACTCTGGGTTGGAATGAGTATCTTAAAAACAAAAGAGGATATCTTCCAAAGACTGACTATCTAGCACCGTTAAAGGAGTTAGTGAAAGGTCATAGACGTAAGAAAGAAGTAAAGCCTAATCCAATCTTGGATGAAGCTATCCTTGATGATTTTTATTACTATGGCAAAGAGTTACCATATCAGCCTTGGATTGACGAAGGGATTTCGTATCAAACGCAGGTCATGTATGGTATCGGATTTGACTTAGAATCAAAGCGTGTAACAGTTCCTATGAGAAATAGATTTGGTCAACTCGTAGGAGTTAAAGGTCGAATCATGAAAGATGAGGATGACGATAAGAAGTATCTATATCTGTATCGTTATCAAAATCGTCTAGAGTGGTTTAATTTTCATTACGCCCACCCTTACATTCTAATGGATAAGAAGGTTTATATATATGAAGCTGAAAAGTCCTGCATGAAAGCATTTAGCAGTGGATTATTCAATACTCTAGCGATTGGAGCATCTGATATTTCTGATGAACAAGTTAGAGCAGTTAAACAATTAGGGCTTGATATTGAGATTATCCTATGCTATGATAAGGGTATACCAATTGACGAAATAGTAAAGAATATGGAGTTATTTGAGGGAAGAACGGTCACTGCAATCTATGACAAAGATGATTTGCTAGATGACAAAAACTCTCCAATTGATGAAGGATTCGATACTTGGACTCAATTAATCAATGATTATACATACACCAAAGATGAGCTGAAAAAAATGTTAGAAAAAAACGAAAAAAACATGGTATAAAGTTTTGACAAACGCAAAAAGTAATGATATAATAAGATTACAAGGTTGAGAGAAACCTAAAACACAAATTGATTGGAGAGAATTAAAATGACGACTTTAAGTATTGATGTAAATGAAAAATTGTTTCAAGTAGATTACATGGAGAGTATGTCACAAATCTTCAAGATGTTTAGACAAATGCAAATGGATTTAAAACGTGAAACAGACATCGAATTAAAGAACGAATTACTTAGAACAGAGCGTATGAGACAAGATGTATTACATATCATTGAGCTGTTAAACTTCAACGCATCCGAAGGCTATAACTTTGCAAAGATGTTGCAAGTTATTAGTCGAGCAAGACGTAAAATCAAAGACCGCATTGAAGAAAGAGAAGTGGTTAAAGAGTTAGTAAAAAAATACGACTCTGATTTCAAAGATATTCTTGAATCTACAATCAAAGACAAAGAGAAGTTTGATAGAATGCAAGACAAACGCTCTTACAGAATTAGAGAGTTGACAGAGCTTGAAGGATTCAATGATATCATCAAGAAGAAAAAGAAAGAATTAAAATTAGCAAGTTAATTTCGATATAATTTATCACTTGTGATAATTATTATATATGCAACAAAAGCAAAAAATAATAATATAATTGGAGGAATTTCATTATGAAAGAAAATAAGAACATCATCAAAGGTAACCGTTTCCACGAACCAAAGGCAGTAACAAAGTTTGACTTCTACGCAGTAGTAGAGTTGACTGTAAAAGGTAAAGATGGAAAATCAACGACAAAGGATGTTTTAGTAAC